GGGGCGTACAGGCTGGAGATCACCTCCTGCAGGTTGGCCGTGCGCCCGCTGGGGCCAACACCCTCGATGGGCGGCGGCAGGAAAGCCGGCCCCACCATCGGCGCGCCGTTCGTCGTCTCGGAGAGCGCGGCATCGAACTCCGGCACGCTCACGCCGGCGCGGCTGGCCGCCATGAGTTTGAGCATGTTCGGGCGGCCCTCCAGCGTGGCGAGTTCGTTGTTCTTGATCGCGGTTTCGGCCAGCGTCTTGCCGACCGATGCGTCGTGCGCCGCGGCTGCCGAGCGCTGCGCGGTGGCCTGCGCGTCCATCAGCCGGCGCTTGTCCTCGGCGGCTGCGGCTTCTTCGGCGGCCTGCGCCTGGTACATCGGAGCCATGGCGAAGCTGCGGAACAGGTTGCCGATGCCATCGGCCATCTGCTGCCCGCCGCCGCCCCCCGGGCCTGCTGCTGTTGCCAGTCGAAAGCGCATGATTCCCCCTTACTGCGGACCGACCATCCAGGAGCCGTTGAACGACTTCGGGGCCAGATACTCCGGCGTCTTGAAGAGCCCGCCCGTGGCGAGCTTGCCGGACCCATACGCCCCCAGCGCCTGCCCGGCAATGGTCATGCCCAGGCTCGGCGTCACCGAATTGATGCCGATCTGGTCGATCTGGCTCATGTTGTCCGCGCCCTGCCCGATGCGCCCGATCTCGCCGGCTGCGTCACCGAAGGCGACGCCCTCATTGCGCCGCAGCTGACCCGCAGAGCCGATGCGCCCGAACAGCGCGGCCAGTTGCCGGTTGCTCTCGGCCGCCTTGGCGGTCTCGCGCCCCTTGGCTGCCAGGTAGTCAGCGGATCCACCGGGAATGGTCTGGCCGACCTGCACGCCCTGCGCGGTGATCGGCGTGCCAGACGCTGCCGCCTGGTATTGGTCGACCAGCTGAGTCTGGATGTCGTCCTGCTTTGCCTTGCGGGTTTCCGGGTCGTATTCCTGGACCTGCTTCATGGCAACGTCGGTGGCCTGGTTCTGGGCCTGCATGGCACGCTGGCGCGACTCCAGTGCCATGCGCTGCTGCTTGGCCAGCGCGTCCTGCTGCGCCTTGGCCTGCAGGGCTGAGCCCAGCAGCATCACCCCGATCGAGATGGGATCGAACATGGCGCCTCCTTCAGTTCGTGACGGTGCCGGTGTAGGCCTTGCCGCTGAACAGGTTGCCAAACGACATACCGCCTTGCTGCTGCGCAGGCAATCCGCTCGGATACCGCGCCTTCATGGCCGTGTTCGTCAGGTAGGCCTGGGAGAGGTCGTCGAACAACCGCCCGACACTGGCCTGCTGGGTGCCGGCCTTGGCCGCCTCGGCGGCTGCGCTCATCTGCCCGGACGCAAGTTGCGCCGCGGTACCGGTGTCGATCCCCGACTGCGCCAGGCTGATCAGGTTCTGGCGGGTGCGCTCGTCGGTGGCCTGCAGGTCGGAGGCTGCGCCCACACCGGCCTGCTCCGCCCGGATCTTGCCCTCGCCGTAGCGCTGCTGCAGGTCGCCGCTGGCCTCGGCATCCACGGAGCCGCCCAGCAGGCCGGAGCGCGCCAGGCCGAACAGGTTCTGCTTGCTGGCCTGCGTGAACTGCTTGTCGAGGTCGCGGGTTGCCACGTCCCGGGTCGCGTTGCCGATGTCGGCGTACATGGCCTCCCGGTTCGCGCCGCTGAAGGTGTTGTTCACGGCATCCACGGCCGCCCGGACCTTGGCCTGCCGGGCTGCCTCATCCGCGCGCAGTTGGCCTGCGCCACCGTCGCCACCCTTGAAGTAGATCCGTCGTCCGTCTGGGCCGTAGCCGCTGTGCTTGTTCATGTTGGGCACCTCACGATGTCATAGGTATGCTGGAATCCCAGGCCCTTGAGCGCCCGGGTCATTGCGGGGGACGTGCAGGCCTCGATCTCCGATGCACCCGATTCTTTCGCCCACTCAAGGAACTGCGGCCAGAAACTGACTGCAACGCCGGCAAGATCGCGCCCGCCCAGTGCCATCACGTTCAGGGTCATCTTGGAGGGGTAGTGCCTGAACTCGAACACCATGGCCAGGACAGGTTTTTCGTCGTCCAGGGCGATTGCCGCGAAGGCCCGGCCAGACTCCACCATGGCAGTCAGATCCTGCAGCGTGAACTCGCCGCGAGCGGCCTGGTGGACCACCGGGTCGATCAGGCGCATCACCGACCACCAGTGCAGGCTGATCAGCTCGGGGGAGGTCAGGAAGACGGCGTGCATGGTCAGCTCGTGCCCAGGTCGTCGAAGTAGATGGTCAGTCGGTTGACCTGCACCTCGAGATTCGCGTCGCCCACGAACCGCAGCTTGAACTCGGTGCCGGCCGCATCGACCGGCAGCACCCCGCCGCTGTATGTCCAGCCTCCCTGCGCGCTGCCCACCAGGATGGTGTCTGCCAATTGCCCGATGCGATCGCCATCCTCCGACACGTAGACCAGCACCGACTCGACGTTCAGGCCATCAAAGTCCAGGCCCGTGAGCGCCTTCAGGTTGCCCGGCTTGCCAAAGTCCAGCCACTGGGTCTCGGCGTAGACCTTGGACGACTCCGGGTTGTCGTCGGTTGCTTCGAAATACGAGTTTGGCCGCAGCACATAGAACAGCTCGTCGTCGTCGCGGCGCACATAGATGCTGTTGCCGATGGTGGCCCAGGCGTTCACCTTGGCCGTATCGGCGGTGCCCAGGCTGTGCCAGCTCCAGGCGTTGAGCTTGGCGGTCTTGCTGTACGTCCAGGCCGCCCAGCCGTTCTCCGCTTCCAGCGTCGCAGCGACTGCCGAAGCAGAGGTCGACGGGCCGGCCGACAAAGGGATGGACGAGAGGGGCCGCGCGCTCCACATCAGCCGTTCTCCCAGTCGGTGGATGCCGCCACCCAGTACTGCGACACCGGGCCGGCCGCCAGCGCCATCACCGAGCGCTCGATACCGCCATTGGCATACCGCACCAAGGCCTCGGGCGACGTGGTGATGGACTTGATCGGCAGACCGATGTCCACATCGGACGGGAACAGCGCGTTGGACAGCGTCGTGAGAGAGCGCACGCCAGACTCGGAGAGGAACAGCAGGTCGCCATACAGGCTCACGATCGATCCGTGATGCCGGGTGCCAACGCCGTCCACCACCCGGTCGATCGCCATCGAGGTCGGATCCGGGTCGATGGTCCACAGTTGGATCGACTGATCGGTGAACACTGCCAGCTTGCCTTGGTACAGGCCCAGCCCGTAGGCCCGCTGCCCGGAGCCAAAGTGCTGCTGCACGGGGAGCGAGCCAGCATTGCCAGATGTCGTCCAGTCCGTCGGATCCCCAACCGCGCAGAACTTGACCGACAGGCCATCGTCCGAGATGGCGTAGATCCGGGCCGTGGCCGTGACCATGATGCCCGAATTGGGCATATTCACGTCGCTGATCGCCGTGGCGCTGACCGTGTGCGTGAGCGTGTTGACCGTGAACAGCGTGGGGTAGTACGCCAGCCCGCCGTTGGGTGTGAAGACCGCCACAAACGCGTTCTCCCAGCGCGTGACGCCCATCAGCCGGGTGGTCTCGGCGTCCGCAAAGTCGCCCGAGCTGCCGGTGGAGCGAAACGCGTACACCAGGCGGTCGCCCGTGGCCGGGTTCACGATGTCGCTCACCAGGCCCGTGCTGGCGACATCCCAGCAGGAGAAGGTCCACAAGTAGCCACCATTGGACTCCAGGCCCTTCCACTGCTTGGAGAGCGAAAACCCGTCAGGCACTGGCTTGAACTTCGGGCGCGCGCGCAGCCACCCACCAGGCTGCACATCCATGTTGATCAGGCGCGCCAGACTGTTTGCAGGCGCCACGCTGCTCGGGCGCGCCAGCAACAAGCCGCCATCGAACCGATCGAACGTCGCCTTTGCCATTGCGTCAGTCCCAGACTTGGCGGAATCCGCCGGCAGTGGCGACGACGCGCGCCTGTGGCTGGCGATGGGTCGGCGGGATGAATCGCCGGTTCTCCTTCTGCAGCAGCTTTTCCTGGTACAGCATCGTCTTGAACGCCTGCCCAGCGACCTCGGCATCGGCCTGCCCGTAGTGCGCCTTGCCCATCGCAATCGCGTAGGCCAGCACCAGCCGGCCATCGACGCACGGCAGGTCCGCGTCCTCGGAGAATCGCGTCAGCACCCGCTGATGGTCGATGTAGAGCGTGTACGCCTGATCCGGCGTCGGCCACACCTCCAGCGTCCAGACGGAATCGTCCGTGCCGGCGTACTGCGTATCCCAGGCCTCGGGCACGGAGCGCAGGTCGCTTTGCGCCCGCATGGCATGGGTGATGCCCTGGGGCAGCTCATGGCGCTCTTGACTGCCCTGCTCAATCCAAAGCGTTTTGATGCTGCCCCGGGCAATCGGCACGCCATCGTCGCTGGTCGATGGGTAGGTCGGCGTGTTGGCTGCAAGGGTGATCGTGGACGTGACCGGGTAGCCGTCGTCGAGTTGCCCAAAGACGTACTCATGCGCTTCGGTCAGGATGTCCTCCAGCGCGGGCGCAGCGCCGATCGTGGCGTGCAGCTTGCAGCGCACCCGCAGAACTTGCATCATCTGCGCGTAGGTCTTGGCTGTGGGCAGGGTCAGGGACATGGGGGTTTCCTATGTGCACCGGCAGGGGATAGAATCAGGCCTGGTGCTCGCTGCAGCACGCGCCCCACGCAACAGGCTTCCCGTCCACGGACTCAGGCTCCACGTA